CTTTATCTTGAAACACACCGTAATCTTCCATCTCAAACTCTACAGATATAGAATTAGGCATTTCTTTTACATTACCCTTTAAACTATTGTAAAGTTCTTTAGAAACGTTCTTACGCCCTTTAGATAACCTTGTACGTGATTGTTGTATTACAAAGTTTTTAAATGCTATTAAAGCTGCTTGTGTTTTTGTTAGCTGCATATTGTCATATCGTTTTGTACTAATACGTCAAATGTTGCAGTCCATCCTGCTAACTTGTTTTCAAACCTATCTACAAATGGTTCACAACTTACATCGCCCTGTACTTGGTAAAGTTCTGTATATAGATCACCACGTTGTAAGATGTTTATTATTCTTGTTAGTAATCCTAATTGTGTATTTAGCACATCCTGTTCATTATCGTTTCCTACAAATATATCTGTAGTTGCTGCTTTGCTTATATCTACAATGTCCATTGATAATATAGAAATGTTAAACGTTAATGTTTTAGTTCCTACTGTAGTGTTGTTTACTATAATATGTGATAATGGAAATATGGTTTGCTTGTTAAGGTCTACATCATCTAAACTACCAAATGTAACTGTATTAACAAATGGTTCTGCTGTAAGTGCTGTTTTTAATTGTTCCGTTACGTTGTAAAAACCTTTCATCGTTTTTTAATTAACTTCTTTTCTAATTCTACTTTATCTTTTTCAAATGACAAATACATTAAACATTCGTGGACATTAAGCTGGGTAACCTGGTCAAACTTGGTAGCATCTCCTTTAGCAATACCATAGACTGACTGATACCAGCCCCACTTTGCCCCAAACGTTCCCTCTGCTGAATAGTCAAGTTCTTGGGAACCTCCTTCTGTAAATAGTTCAGGATAGTTTGTGTTAACTCGTTGCTTAAATTGTAAAAAAAAACCATAGAACCAAATACAATATCTAAAGGCATATACTTTAACTTATCATTCATTCCTTTGTATTCTTCTATGTTGTACCTATTATGCTTTTTTAATTTAATTGGCCTATATAATACGCTCATTGCTTTGTGCATATTACCCCAATCACCTAAATTTTGATCAAGGTCTATAAACTCGCCTAAAGACATATCGTCAAGCACAGGTATAAATCCATACTCTACATTGTTTAAAGTAAACGTATGTACTAAATTATGCTTCTGATCAAATACCCTGTTAAGGTGTGCAATTATCTCTTGTACTGATTTGTATTTTATGTTTGCAACATCCTTTAAGTTGAGGTTACAAAATATCTCTACCATCTTTTGTAGTAAGAATGTAGATTCTTTATTTTCTTCAGTGTTTAACTTTTCAAACCTTTGGTATTGATCTAAAGTTATTTCCTTAAGTGAATCAGGTACATTTATTTTAACTTTCATATTAATACAATAAATTTTATGTTGTTTTGTATAAAAAGGAAAAGGTAACATTTCTGCTACCTCATCCCAAACCAAACAAATGAAAAAACTATTGTTTTAATATAAACCTTTTATAAGAATATCTATATGCTTCGTCTATTGTATTTTCTAAATGTATGCTGTTTTGTTTATACAGCTTTTTGCCTTTTAGTATTTGACCTTTATAATCTATATCTAAATAAACATCAGATGCTTTTGTGCCACGTTTAGACGGACGTTGTACTATGTATATCTTTTCGTACCAACACGCTTCTTGCATCTTAAAAATATCCAATTATCTTATCTGTTATTTCATTTGCCCACAATATAAAGAATAAAAAGAAGTACATTGATGCTATTGCAAATAAGCCACATAATAATGCACCACCAAATATTTTGATGAGGTTCTTTCTATTTTCTTTTTTAGTTAATTCTTTTACCATTATATACTCTACTTTGTTTTCCATAATATAATTATTGGTTAATAAAAAAGGGGTATTGCTACCCCTGTGTTTTTATCTAATTGATTGCATCATTTCTGTAACACCATCTTGGAATAATATTGCTCTTTTATAAGCATCTTTTCCTTCAAATATTTTTTCTCTAATATTATCTCCAAACTTTATAATTAATTTGTAAGATGTTCTTTCAGTGTTTGATAATAATCTTGTAGATGTTGACCTATCTTTGTACTTTTTCATTTGATATAATTTTAATTAAACTTTGTTTTACTTTGTAAATATACTACTATTTATTTAATTAACAAATAATACACAATTTATTTTAATATATGTAGTATTCGCCCTTGTTAGGGTTTTCTAATTGGTCTGTTAATACGTACCGTGCTGCATCAATACAATCTGGATGTTCTCCGCTTGGTTTTTGTAGCTGGTTACCATCTTTATCTTTTGCCCATACATATCCTGCTAATTCACGTTTAAGGTTTTTACTTTTAGATGTTATGTATATTTCGTTTTGGTTTATTAGGTTTAACCCATATACTACTGAATCTCTACCTTTGCTTACACCATATACAGAATGACCATAGCCTTGTAGTTCTGCAATGCTTTTAGGTTCTGCTGAATCTGCTACTATGTTTTCTTTAATATCAAGTTGTGATAAGAACCTGCTTATATCTCTATTTAACATTCCTTTTTTATATAACACCTCATCGTATATATAGGCATCGTTCCATTTATATAAAGCTATTAATGTTGTAGGATCAACACTATAACCAAAGTCCATTCCGTAAGCTAACAAACGTGCTTCTTGTGGTATGTTATCTATTTCTTTCCAATCAGGTATACATACACCTTCTAAAGAACCTGTTTCACCAAGTCCGTACACCCTCCACCAATTTGACCAGTATGTTGAGGTTTTGCCTTTATCTCTTGCTTTTTCTATTTCTTTAACAATGCTTATAGGCAGCACTTCGTTATCCTTATAAGTTAGTGTTATGTAATCAACATCTTCTTTGCCTACTAATTCTTTATCTACCCAAAATATATTAGATGGGTTGTAATCTAACCAAACGTTTCCACTTGTTCTTACTGCTAATTGGTTGTAAGCATCAAATGGTACATTGTTACATTCGTTAATATATAAATCAGTTCTTCTTGCACCTCGTAGTTTGTCAGGTTGGTCTGTACTAAAAAACTCTATATAACTACCATTTGTAAAAGTGTATTTTAAGATACTTTTATTAAGCTGTATATCCTTATACCTGTTTAAACCTTTTAACAGTTGGCAGAAGTCCTTAAATGCACCTCTACGCAAGTGTGGTATTGATTCACTTACCACACTTATCTCTTTGCCTTCGTTTTTAATGGCATAATCAATTAGTATAAGCAGGATGCAAATAGTTTTACCTGCTGATGTACCACCTCTTACGATGCGTACCCTTTTATCAAGTTTACGTAGCTTATTTAGTGCTTGTGTTGTTTGTACTTGCATTAATGATTTAGAGTAACGTTTTGGTTATCGCTAATCTAAAAATATCGGTAAATCTTCGTTAATAGTTATATCCCTTGTTTCTCTTGGTTTACCAGCATAATAATTATAGTACAGTTGTACAAATTTAAAATCACCTTTTTCTACACCTGTCTTTAATGCTTGGAATGCTGCATCTTCTAATGGGCTTAATTTCTCTATTAGATTAACCTCATCTGCTTTAGATGGTCTACCTGCTCCATCTCTTTTTCCACCGTGTGCCATTTTGAAATAACTTGTTTATTCAATTATACAATAAAAAAACTATAAACTTGTTAATTGATCCTGATTAACCTGTTCTGTTAATTTCTTTAAACGTTTGTATTGTGTTTCATAAAACCCTTCTAAAGTAACTGCTGTTTTAAAATCTTCAGGGTGTGCGTGTACTGCATCTTGTATTCTTTCGTTTACTACTTTGTAGTCTTGTTTTAATTGTGAATCGTATTGTATCCAATCAGGTACCTTCCTGACAAAGTAAAGAACCGTTGAATGGTCTCTGCCTGTTGTTTTACCTATAGAAGATAATGACATTCTTGTATATTGTCTTGTAAGGTAAAAGTATATTCCACGTGCTTCTACGTATTCACGTTTTCTTGTGTGTCTTGTTATATCTAATTCAAAGTGTTGTTCTATTATTTCTTTTATTAATGTTGCGCTCATAATTTATTTCTTTGTATTATTTCTTTAATTGTTAAAAATCCTGATTCGTGTATTGCTTTTTTTATTCCAGCACAGGCTTCGTACTGTTCATCTTCTTCATATAGTTTTATAGTTTCTTCAAGTTCATTAATATCTTTACCGTTTACTATATCTACTAATGCAAGTAAATAAAACTCTTCTATTATATCTTTTTTCAAAATAAACTTTGTTGTTTACTATGTAGAATGTTATAACTATTTTTATTAATTAGTATTTCATTTTCCCTTTTTGGGTTTAGCCTTATACAATCTTTCCATTTACTTAATAAATAAGCGATTGTTTCTTGTTCAAGTTGGCTTGTTCTATAAGCTACTGCACCACCTTTGTTTGAATAGTGTTTAAAGCTATTTAAAAAAGAGCCATACCTAACACAACCGTTTAATTCTTTAATGTGCTGTAATGTGTAATCATAATCTTCTTTTAGTCTTAAGTTAGTATCAAACCTCAAATTATTTGGTTTTATAATTATAAAATCACCTACAATAAATTTATTATATTCAAATTCTTTTAATGAAAAAAAAGGGTTGTTAGTTGGTGGAAAACCTGCAAAATAATAATCATTCTTTACAAAGTGTGGTAAAACTGTTTCAATTACACGCTTTGCATTTGTGTATTTATGTGTTCTTTTTCCTGTAAAATCATTTGTCATTATCCTTTCTAAGTCATCACTTAATTGAATGCAAATTTTATTTAATTTAAAACAATAGTCAAGGCTCGTATTCCTGCTATCCATTAACGAACCAGAAATTATAACTTTTTTTGCACCATTTTCTAAATAAAGTTTTTTGTCTTGATCATCTTTTACAAAAAAAACAATTTCCTTTGTGCCAATAATTTTAAAAAATGAATTGATGTTTTCGTGCCTGTTATGGCTTATACAGGTTATAATATAATCCATTAAACCAGCGTTAATTGTTTTTGTTTTGTATATACCTCAAAAGCTATTTTATCAGCTGTTTCTTGTGGAAGTAGGAAACCATTTTCTTTTCCACCACCTCCTGTTGTATATCCTGTTTTATGTTTTAATGTTGATTTGTTTTTATTGTAATACCTAATAAGATCATTAAGCCCAAAGATATAAAACTTTTCTGCCACACCTTGAACATAAAATCTTTTATTGTGTTTTTTCATAATACCAGATGGCACAGTACAATCATAATATTCCCTACTAATTGTCATAAATAAATTAGGGTAATTACGCATTTGCTGGTCATTTTTTATTTCAATACCTGCATTGTTTTCGCCTTCTTTAAATTGTTTTTCTATATTAGTGTGGTGTATAATATTCCAACCCCACTCTTCTTTAAAGTATTTATATACTATATCTTGAAACTCTGTTGCTTCATTGTTCTTTTTTGCATCCATAATTATAAAGTTAAATATCCTGTTTTTTGTTGTTTTACTTCTTGTAGTTGTTCAGTAGGGCTTTTACATTTATACATATATTCCCTATAATAAAGTACAAAACTAATTCTTAACCAATCGTCAGAACAGTTTGTATACTCAGTATTACCGTGCCACTTATGTACATCAACAAACAAAAGGTCTGTATTATGTAAATCAATAGCAACACCATATTCAGGTAAAACGAAATATCCACCATCGTAGTTACCTTCTCGGTAAACAATTAAGTTACCAAAGCCTTCTTGAAAATCCCCTGCATCTTTATGTACAGCAGTTCTAAAGTTTTTATTTACTGTTACAGTTGTAAAACTT